CAGGGCATGCTTGAGCGGTTCGCTGAGATTCATGGACTTGATACGGTTCAACCTCGATACGTTACGCAAATGAACGAGGATTATTCTAGGCAGCAAGTTAGTAAGATTATTTATGCTGGTGGCCACACAAGGGCAGAGATGTTTGCTCGTGCTGGCACTGCAGTATTTGGAACGTGGACATAACTATGGCAATGCAAGCACCACCACCAGCTAAGGGAATGAGCGCACAAGATTATTACAACACGCTTACGTCTCAAGGGATGCGTCCTTGGGAAGCGTATAATGCTGTTCAGACTAGTTTTGGACCTCCAAAAACTCCAGAGGAGCGCGCAAAAGAACAAGCATCAGCAGAGCAACTTGCTGGTATTGGCCAAACGGTTGGGCAAATAGGCGGCTTAATTGGTACTAATTACGCGCTTGGTCAACTTGGCGCTAGTGCTGGAGCTGGCGCTGGTACTGCCGCTGGAGCTGGCGCTGCTGGAACCGCTGGAGCTGCTACCGCTGGGACAGCTGGAACGGCTGGTGCTGCTGGAGCTGGCACAGCTGGCGCTGGGGCTGGAACCGCTGCAACTGGAAGCACTTTAAGCACTATAGGTTCTGTAGCATTGCCTGTAGCGATTGGAGCTGCAGCAGCGTCAACTGCTTGGGAATCAGGCATGAAGGACATTGTGCGCGGTCGTGGCAATAGAGCTGATTACATTAACCAAGCTGCAAATCTTGCTACTGGTTTTGTTCCTAACTTAGCTCTTAATCTTATGGGCAAGCCTTCTATTGGCCGCAAGATGACTTCTGGCAAATCAGATGCGCAACTATTGCGCGATGATTTTAGAGGCAAGCTACAAGAAACTGGCGTAGCTGATAAAGATTACAATGTAACTCTTGCGAGTGGTGAAAAGTATAATATCGGTAAAGATGGCAAAGCCAAACTAACCAACATAGATCAGAAAACAACTCGTCGTACTTGGGATGTTGACTTCGCAAATCCACTAGCTAAATACGCGGTCAATATCATTGATCCAAAAGTACGCAGTGTTTACACAGCAGAAGCTGATGCAGCTGGTATTCCAGTAGAGCAGTATACTGGCATGTTGGTTAATGCAGCTACAAGCAATGCAAAAACAGAGCAAGATGTACTAGCTAATATCAATGCCATGCTTGGCAAATCTGGAATTGATAAGCCAGCTACACCAGCTGCTCCAACTGTTTCAACCAGGCCACCAGCTCCAATGCCACCAAGCACTCCAGCAGTAGCTGTAGAAAAGCCTGCAAAAAAGAACTCAATTAGAGATATTTTACAATCGAACATGAATAAATAGGACAGTTATGGCAGCAAAAGGATCAGCACTTAAAGGAGCACTTGCAGCAGGCCCAAGAGGTAGAGTTACTTCATTGCCTGTAAAGCCTCGTCCTATCCCACTTGGTAAACCTAATGCGGCTGGAATGGCTGAAAGAGCTGGGGCAGGACTTCAGCGCGTATCACCTGGCATGTATCGCAATCCACAAGGCCAGCTTGTTAATTCAGCAGGTGGCAATCTTCCTGGCCAACGTTCACAACAGCAGCGGCCAATGCCATCACAGCAACCAAACATGGGTAGTGTGCTAGCTGGTGTAGCTCAAGGTGCTAATCAGTTTCAACCTCAACAACCAGCAACACGGCCACCAATGCCATACGGTCAAGGTCAAGAGCCAGGTATGATGTACACTGGTGGAACTCCCAACTTTGACGAGATATTTGGGCAATACAAATCTCAAGTTGTGCCATACAAATCTCAAGTTATGCAACAAAGACCAGAAATGCCTTCGATGGATTATCAACAAATGGCAACCGCAATGGCTGAAAGACAAGCATTTGCGCAGCAAGGAATAAATCCACAACAACAGCAATTTTCACAAATGAGATTTGGGCAACCGCAACAAGGTATGCAGCCACAATCAGGGATGCAGCAATATCAACAGATGGAACAACCTCAACAGCAGCCAATGATGCCACAAAACGGTTTTTATAGAGGTAATGCCTAGCAATGCCATTCCAAGGGTACACAATGCCACCACCCTCCACAGGGTTGGATCTTGTAACTCCAATAGACAATATGGAGCCAACGAGTGCGCTTGAGTTAGAGAATATCTTTCCAGGCGCTGGCGCTCCTACTGTACGACTTGGATATACTCAGTTTGCTGATTTAGGTTCTAGTGCTCCAATTCAATTCATGCATGAGTATCCGTTAAAAAACGGAACTAATCAGCTAATAGCAGCGCAAGCAACAAAGCTATTTTCTGTTAATAGTACGGGCACTGTAACTGACATTAGTAAGGTTGGTGGATATATCTCAGGCGCGTGGAACAAGGAGATGTTTCGCAACAACTTCTATGTTGCCAATAACAGCGGTTCTGATGTGCCGCAGGTTTATACTGGTACAGGTATTGCAGCAGATATAAGCGCAAGTGGTGGCCCGTCTGGAGGATTAGCTAAACTCTGCAACGTAGCTTCTTACAGATTGCGGTTATATTTTACTGAAAAAGATTCCACAATAATGTGGTATCACGCCACGGAAAACGTAACGCTTACAACGGGAAGTCCATTATTAACATCATACGATTTTAGCGGTATCTTTCGTCGTGGTGGGTACTTGCTTTTCACAGGCAGCTATACCAATCAGACTGCGCAGACTTCGCAAGATTTGTTCATGGCTGTATCAAGCCAAGGTGAGATCGTTCTTTATTCTGGATACTCGCCAGATGATCCAAACTGGTCACTTGTAGCTCACTTCATCATTGGTAAGCCACTTGGTGCTAAAGCGTTTGTGCGCGTCAATCAGGACGTTTGGATTATTACCCAACAAGGTATTGTCCCAGTTTCTGCACTGTTTCAAACAGACCCAGAGCAAGCACTTAACATCATCAGCTATAAGATTAACCCGCTGATTACTCAGTATGCAGGACAGGTCGCACTGAGTGAGTTGTGGAATGGGTTCTTTTGGCCAGCAGGTAGGCGGGTTTATATAACTCTGCCAGATTCAACCTCAACTGCAACGCTGCTAGTTTACAGCATTGATAGCAAGTCATGGACTCAATTTATCCTGTATTCTACAGAGCATAATGTTGTTTCTTGTAAGTATAGTGATTTGCCTTTTTACGGCTCAAACACTGGCAAAATATATCAGGGTGAAACTGGATACGCTGATGCTGTAGTTGGCTCAGGAACTGGTGAATCAATCTCGTTTGCAGCTCGATGTGCGTTCTCGTTTTATGGTAGCAGAGGCAACTACAAAGCGTTCAAGGATATTCGGCCACTTATGAAGGCAAAGCGTGGGCTTACGCTAAACCTTGGTCTTGATACCGACTTCAAACGACAAGCGGTTATAACCTCAGTCACAACGCCAGTAAGTACGTTTACTCCATGGGGAAGTCCTTGGGGTGTTGGCGCTGGGACAATCAATCCTTATACCGGATTGCCATTGACCACGGTATTTACTCCATGGTCTGCAGATGTTGATTACATATTTGATCGCTTTGCAGCAGCTGGACAAGGCCACTGCGCGGCTATCCGATTTGGTGGGACTATTAAAAATTCACCATGCCAATTCATTGGCTTTGAAGTACGGTATGATGTAGGTGGGCAAGTATAATATGGCAGCTAAAAAGACAACAAACAAACCAGCACCAAGCAAACCAGTTACTAGAGGTGGAGCACTTAGCAAAAGCCCTAGCAAGCCACGAACAGATCCAAAAGTAGCGCAGCAGAAGGCTAGAGATACCTATCTGACTACAGTGCGCAACTTGGGCAACCTAACCGTGGGTTCTCCTGAGTATAATGCGGCACTTGCTACCGTTAATAAGACGGGCAAGCAGCTTGGATACAAGGAAGGAAGAATCAACACAGCTATCAATAAGTATGCACAGAAGGGTACTCCTGGTGCACCTCCAGGAACTCCAGAGGCAGCATTTAGAAACCTTAATGAGCCAGCTCAAACTCAAGAACTTGGTGAGGATTATGGCGCTTATTTGAATCAAGCGTTTGCACAAGAGCAAGCTAGGCTGGCAGCTGGTCAACCAGACTTCTCAAGCCAACTTGAATCAGCGCGTCAAAATGTAATGGGGCAATTTGAGCGCACAATGGGACCAGAGTTTGAGCGTCAACAGATGCAGTTGCGTCAACGCTTGGCAGAGCAGGGAATAGATCCAAACAGTGGCGCGTATCAAGCACAGATGAAGATGCTTAATGATGCTCAAAGCAATGCTCGTCAAAACGCGATGACAGAAGCATTTACACAAGGAGCTGGATACCAGCAACAAGGATTTGCACAGGATGTAACTGGTAGAACTTTGCCGTTCCAACTTGCTGAACTTGGCTCTAAGCCTTATCAACTTGGATTTGCTGCCAGAACACAAGCTGAACAGGCAGCATTAGATAGACAAGCACAACTACAGGCCGCTCGATCTGGTGGTGGTTCAGCAGTTAGAGCCGCACAAATTCAAGCAGATGCTGCAAGGGATGTAGCGGCAATGCAAGGCATGGGACAGTATAACCAGCCAAAACAACCAAGTGCAGGTAGTGCGCTAGCTCAAGGTCTTGGGGCTGGAGTTGGTGCAGCTGCAACACGATGGGCAACAAGCTAAAGGGATCTATAATGGCAGATGGTACAACAATCAATCCGCTTGCTAATGCACTTGGTGGGCTTCGTATAACTGGCGCTGAAAACCCATACGGCATGGGTTTAATTGCTCTTAACCAAGCAGCACCTAGTCTTTATAATCCATACGGAAAGCCAGCTGGTAACTTTGGCATAGCTCTTGGACAGGCGTTACTTTCTGGATTGCTTGGTTATCAAGCTAAGAAGCAAGCTACTGAAGAATCTTTACAAGCTAGTGATTTGGCTACGCAGTTACTTACTAAGCCAGCAACAGAGCGAACTACTTTCTTGCAAGGACTGCAGCAACAAGACGTTCCTATGAACGTTATGAGCAGACTCACAGAGCTTAATCCAATGCTGATGCAACAAGAACTTGCGGCAAAAGCTGAACAAGCTGCAGCCAAGAGAAAACTAGAGCAAGAGATTGCACTAGAGTATGTAAAACAAACTGGCAATCTTCCGGCTGGATTTGAGAGTTTACAACCGTTAGCAGCTGCAGTAGCGCCAACAACAACGCCAATGGGAACGCCAGCACTTGCAGCAATTCCTGGTATGACTCCTAAGCAGCAACGAGAGATTAACCAGGAAGTTGCTAAAGAAGAGATCGTTAAAGGCCCACAGCGTAGACAAGAAGCCGTTGATAAAGAGCGGCAATCTCTTACTAAGCAGGGAGAGGGAGCAACTCAGATCGTAAATATGTACAACGCTATTGAGGAGCTTATGTCTCAAGATAGCAGGGCAGCTGATAACGAGATTGCTCGACTAGGTACAAAGATAGGAGACCCAGCTTCGGTAGTTTCTCCTGTAGAGGCACAGGCAAGAATCAACATCCTGCCAATCATTAGAAAGTACGAAGGGCAGTTCAAGGGTATCTTTAGTGGCGAATCTCAACTAGACGATGCCGCAAGGGCAGATTTGCTTAAAGCCTTTAAGGTGTACGTTGATGCGTCAAAAACATCTTACTCATCACAGGCTGAACTTGCTAAGAATCGGTTGATTGCAAACAAGAATATCAATGCTAGCGATCCAGATATAAATACAAAGCTACTACCGTTTGAAGTGCCAAGCAAAACAGCGAGCGAAAAGGCTATTGATCGCCTTGCTGAAATATCAAAAGAGGTAAAAGCGGCAGACATTACTCCACAACAAAAGCAGAACTTGATTACTGAGGCCAACAATTTGGCAACAAAGTATGGTAAAGTTTGGCAACTAACTAGGGCACCAAAGGGACAGTAAGATGGCCGATTTAGATCCATTTGCATTGCTTGCTGATATTGGTTCGACTGCTTCTAGTCCTGCTATATTCCCATTGCCTCAAGCTGAACAAGCTAAGTTCGATGTTGTTCAGGCTGAGATGGCAGCAAACAAAATTAAGCAAGCGCAGCAACTTGCTCAAGTGCAAAAATTGGAAGGATTGGCAGGATTAACTGGTGGCATTAGCCAAGGATTAAACCCGTTTTCTGATGAGGCAATCGCTGGCTTACGTTCGTTGTTTACTGGCGTTCCATATTCTCAGGCAATTCAAGAAGAACAAGACTTGCTAAAGCAAGTAGAGGCCGCAGCTCCAACTGAATACAATGTTGGACAATATGGTTCTTTGCTTGGTAGTGCTTTGTTTGGTGGTCTTGGTGCTACAGCTGCACAAGCTCCTAAGTATTTGCCAACAGTGACTAGAGCCATTGAAAGTATTCCTGGTGCTGCAACTGTTCTAGGGACAAAGATTGCTACTACGCCAGCCAACGTTATCCGTGCTGGATTAGCTACTGGCGCTGTTCAAGGTGCAGGTACAGCAGAAGCCGGACTAGAAAACCGATTAACAGGTGGCGCGATTGGTGGTCTTGCTGGTGCCGCGCTTAGTCCAACATTATACTTTGTTGGTAAAGCAGCAGTGCAAGGCATTGGTGACGTGCTTGCGTCTCGTGGTGTTGATGTTGGCGCGCTTGGTTCTAAACTCGCTAAGTTTCTTAGTTCAGAGCGTGGAGCAGCTGGAGATGTTCCTCCACAGTGGGCTCCAGATATAAAAGTATCCTTTGAAAAGCCAAGTGCTGCAGCATTTGAAGCCGCTCGACAGCTTAGAAACGTCCGTCCTGAAGAGATGGTTGCGGCTGAAGCATTAGCTGCAGAGGCACAGCGTCTTAACCTTCCTCTATTCCTTCCTGAAGCTGTTGGCACTGGTGGCATACGACAAAGCGCGCAAATAGTTGCACAGCGTCCTGAGTCAATCGACATAGCAACACGCGCGATTGAAGGCAGAGCCAAAGAGCAGCTTGAAAGGCTTAGTGGTGTTTTTAATGAGGTTAGCCCTGAAGTAAGCCCGTATCGTGGTGGCTTGCGAATGGCTAGTGCTGCAAAAAACATTGTAGAAGGACTAAAAAGCGAAAGAGCCGCATTAGCAGATCCGCTTTATACTCAAGCGCGCAAGGAAGCTCCTGAGATAGTAAGTGAAAAACTCACTAATCTTATTGAGAAAGATAAGAATCTTTCATCAGCAATTAAGGAAGTGCGTTCGTTTGGTGCTAATGCAGACAAATCTGTTACTTCTCTTGACGTTCTCGACCAGGCAAAACGTATTCTTGATGATAAGATTACAGAGGCTAAGAAAGCTGGTGCAAGTAACAAAGCTAGGCTTTTACAAAACACAAAAGATGAACTTGTTTCTCAGCTTGATGCGGCTTCTCCAACATACAAAGAAGCAAGGGCAGCATTTGAAGCAGCTAGTTCTGGATTGAACGAACTTGAGAAAACCAAGTTCAAGATGCTGATAGACATAGATCCAGAAGATACCAGCAAGATTGGAACTATCTTTAATTATCAACCAGAACAGATTGCAGAGCTTCGTAAATCGTTTGCCGATGCTGGCAATCTTGCAGACTTTGAAGCTGGTATCCGTGGATTCCTACAGCGTGGGCTAGAGTCAAAGCGTGAAGGGTTTGATATAGCTAGTCAATTCACAACGCCAGTGATGAAAAAGCGGTTAGAAGCTGCACTAGGTGACAAAGCTGAAAGAGTGATTAAGGCTCTTGAGATTGAGGAAAAGATAGCGGCTGGCAAACGTCAATATCTTGGTGGCTCAACTACTCGCGCGCAAATAACAGCAGAGCAAGACCTTGCGGAATCTGGTAAACAGCTACTTCAAAAACAAGGCTTGAAAGACAAAGCGTTTGCACTGCTTTCTAAGGCGTTAGTTAATCAGCCAGAAGCTAAGTTCTATGAAGATTTAGCAAGTCTATACTTTAGTCCTAGAGCTGGCGAAACACTTACAGGGCTTACTCCATTGGTTCGCGCGCTACAAGCATCACAAGCTGCTGGAGAAGTTGCGGGACAGCTTGGACAACGTGGAGCGCGCAAAACTGCAGGAAGATTAGAATCTGAACTCTCACCAACTAAGCCAATAAAAGGACCAAGCAAGTCTAGTATGGCGATAGGTGGCGTAGGGCTTGGCACTGGAATACCAGAGATTGATCAGTTACTAGCTGATATAAACACAGGTGGAGTTGTTACATCACAACCTACGCCTGAAGCAGAGCCAGTTAAGAAAGATGTGGCTACGCTTATTTCTGAACAACCGTCACTTATCAAAGCTATCATACAGACCGAATCAGCTGGCAAGCCTCAAGCTAAGAGCAACAAGGGTGCTACTGGCTTGATGCAGTTAATGCCAGGTACAGCTAAAGACCTTGGAGTAGATCCAACAGATCCAGCGCAAAACATTGAAGGCGGAACACGCTATATCAATCAGATGATAGATAAGTTTGGCGATGAGAAACTAGCACTTGCAGCATATAACTGGGGACCGGCTAACGTTCAAAGAGCCGTAGCTAGAGTTAAGAAGGAAGGGCTTAAACCAACTTGGGATAACATATTAGAGACTACATACGTTCCAGCAGAAACTAGGAAGTATGTAAGCAAAGTAATTACAAAGCGTAATCAATTAGAGGCATAAAATGACGTGGAGCGGTGGAACTTACAAGAAAGGCAACTTTACTACTAACGGCTGGACTGGTGACGCATCGCTAGGCATCGGCATTGAGGCTGGTCGTCACGACACGCAAGACGATGATTTTGCTGCAGGCATTAACCAGTGCTTAAACAGGGATGGTTCTAATGTCATTCTTGGTGATATCAACTTTGGCGTTAAGCGTGTAACTAACATTGGTGCCGGCACTGCTCGAACTGATGCTGCTCAAGTTGGTCAGGTACAAGACGGCGATTATATATGGTTAGGCACAACCGCAGGCACAGCAACGGCTCAGACCGCATCAGCAATGCCAGCAATTACTGCATACAAAACGGGACAAAAGTTTCGTGCTTTAATCGGAACGGGTCTTAGTTCCGTAGGAACTACTCCAACAGCCGCAACAATTAACATAAATGGAATTGGAGTTAAAAACATTGTTCATAACGGCAACGCTGGAAATCCAACGTTAGGCTCTTGGGTAGCAGGGCGAGTTATTGAATTGATTTACGATGGTACTAACTTTGTAATTAATAACGAACCTGGTGCATGGCAGACATACACTCCAGTATTAAGATATGACGCAACCACAGTCGCCAGTACAGGCGTGTATGCTAAATACTATCGAACTGGATCTTTAATGACGGTTCAAATGTATACACAAGCAACAGGTACGGGAGCTGTTTCTGGTGGTATCAATGTAACTTTACCCGTAAATATACTGAACTATGCAGTAAGAACTGTTGGTTCTGGATATTATTTTAGAGCAACAGTTGCAACAACGTACGTTGTTGCATGTATTATTGCAGGCTCTCAATCAGATCGGTTTTATATGGTAAACGATGCGTCAGGAGGTTCCTTTTTAGGGCAACAACCGATTTTTGTTATTACTGCAAATGACGGCGTGCTTGTAACTCTCCAGTATGAGGTTTGATTATGAACTATACTAATTTTATTAGTTATCTTGATAACGATATTCTTCCTACCGATGAAGTTTTAATTCAACGGATAAAGCAATGGCGCACTAAAGAGCTTACATTATGCGATTGGACACAGCTTTCAGACGTTGATTTAGCTAATAAATGGGAT